GCCGGTACTGCAACAACAGCCGCTCCAGCAGTGGCCGCAGATGCAGACGAAGATACACCTGTAGCTAAACCGGCACCGGTTGCAACAGCCTCTAGTGATTTTGACGATGACGAACCTGCTGTGGCCAGTGCTCCAGTTCAGGCCAAACCATCAAGTGACAAAGCACAAGATATTTTGGCAATGATTCGCGCTCGTCAAAAGGCGTAAGCATTTAGTCTAAATGGTAGCACAAGGGAATTTTCCTTGTGTTATCATTATCTTTTATATAACTACAAAGGTGAAATATGGCCAAGCCATTTGACATAAGTAAATTCCGCAAGGATATCACTAAGAGCATTGATGGTCTTAGTATTGGATTTAACGATCCAACTGATTGGATTAGCACAGGCAACTACGCCTTGAACTATCTGATCTCGGGTGATTTTAACAAGGGCATTCCTTTGGGCAAAGTCACAGTGTTTGCAGGCGAGTCGGGTGCAGGTAAAAGTTATATCTGTTCCGGCAATATTGTTCGACACGCACAAGAGCAAGGCATTTTTCCTATCTTGGTTGATACAGAAAATGCGTTGGATGAAAAGTGGTTACACGCACTAGGTGTTGACACATCAGAGGACAAGTTGTTAAAACTCAACATGGCCATGATTGATGATGTGGCCAAAACTATTTCAACATTCATGACCGACTACAAAGCCTTGCCAGATGGCGAGCGTATGAAGGTTTTATTTGTGATCGACTCGTTGGGCATGTTGCTGACTCCAACTGACATGAATCAGTTCGAAGCTGGTGACTTGAAAGGCGACATGGGTCGTAAACCCAAAGCACTTACAGCACTTGTTCGGAATTGTGTCAACATGTTTGGTAGTTATAATGTGGGCATGGTTTGTACCAATCACACCTACGCAAGCCAAGATATGTTTGATCCAGATGACAAGATCTCAGGCGGACAAGGTTTTATCTATGCTAGCTCTATTGTAGTAGCTATGAAGAAAATGAAACTCAAAGAAGACGAAGATGGCAACAAGGTAACAGAAGTAAATGGTATCCGTGCCGGTTGTAAAATTATGAAAACTCGTTATGCAAAACCGTTTGAAGGTGTGCAAGTCAAGATTCCTTATGCAACAGGTATGAGCCCATACTCGGGCATGGTGGACCTGGCAGAGAAAAAAGGCCTGCTCAAGAAAGAAGGTAACAGCTTGGTTTACACCACACTGGACGGTGAAATTATCAAACAGTTCCGTAAAAAATGGGAAGCCAACGACGATGGTTGCTTGGATACTATTATTGCTGAGTTTGGTAAACAAGCAGTCAATACAACTGAACTAAGTATTGAAGAAGACATCACAGAGGAATAAGAATGAGTGTAGAATTAAGTAAAGAAATTTGGGACGAACTCAAGCGTTATGTTAATCCACAAGACCGTGACGAAGCTGCAGAAACATTAGTATCGGTACTTATTGATAACGATTGCGATGCCGGTGACATTAAAGCGGTATTCAAAAGCGACTCTGGAGTTAAAACTGCTTTGGCAAGTTATCTTAAAGATCATGCCGAAGAAGATGATGACGATGAATACGAAGAGGACTTTGAAGAGGACGACGATTACTAATGTGGTATAGTAAAGTCGTGGCCGACTTGGGTAATATTCCAGATTTTATTGCCTACTATGAACAAGAACTCATTGATGCCAAACGTGATGTTCGCCTTGGCGGACTTGTTGAACGCAGTATCAAAGAACTTCCTGGTATCACTGAACACAGATTCAATCAACTGCAAGAAATTGAAGCAATTCTGAATCACTTAAATATACAGTTGAGAAAAATACGCCGTAAACATTTTCAAAAGTATTTGGAAGGCTATGCTAGAGCATTGACCAGTAGAGATGCTGAAAAGTATGTGGATGGTGAGGATGAAGTGATTGATTTTGAAACCATTATCAATGAAGTGGCACTGCTACGCAATCGTTGGTTAGGTATCATGAAAGGCCTAGACAGCAAGAGTTGGATGAGCGGGCACGTGGTTCGCTTGCGTACAGCCGGAATGGAAGATATACAACTATGAGATTTGAAAAAACCACAGATAGTCACCAGCATAGTCTTGAAACATTGGATCAACTGTTCTTATACAGTGATTTTATGTACAGTATCACTACCTTGGTAGATCTTGGATGTGGCCTGGGCGATGATCTTAAATGGTGGGCCACACGCACCACCACCGACGAACCCCCGGTTCCTTTGAATATACAGTGTACCGGAGTGGACCTGGCTGATCAATTGCCATTGGTCAAGAGTCACACCAATATTTCTTATCAACAAGTTGATTTTGAAGGATCTATTACAGCACCCGATAAAGGATTTGATATCCTATGGTGTCACGACTCTTTTCAGTTTGCTGTGAATCCAATACAAACTCTTGGTCGCTGGTGGAATATGACCAGCCCGGGTGGCATGCTGTATATCTGTGTTCCCATAACACAACGCATACATCGCCGTCAGCTGGACTATGCCTTGCCCGCGGGCAACTATTATCATTACAGCATGGTGAACCTCATGTACATGTTGGCCACCAACGGATGGGACTGTCGAAGTGGATTTTTTAAACAGTCACCCAACGACAACTGGTTACACGCTATAGTTTACAAAAGTGAGCAGGCGCCACTGGATCCAAAAACAGCTTCTTGGTACAGGTTGGCAGAACTCAAATTGTTACCGGAATCAGCCGATGCCAGCATTGATGCCCACGGATACCTGGAACAGCAAGATTTGGTAGTTCCCTGGATTGATCACAGTTTAATGAGTATGGCTGTACGATAACGCCAATAAAAGCCCTTGTTTTACAGGGGTTTTTTATGGTTGACCAATAATAACCTTTTTGCTATAATACTAGTATAGTAGTAAATTAATCAATAAATGAACCTTCGGAAAGGAAGTAAATGAAACAAGAAACTCAAGCAATTTTACAAGTGGCAAAATTAGTAGGCATTGCGATGCTGGTAGGAATAGGGGTAAATTTAGCATTTATCTTTGTGCCATTAAAAACGATTGGAATAGTCGGCGGAATTTTTGTAGTAGGATTTTTCCTAAAACTGTTATACGACATAGCACTGGCTGATATCAAATACAAACAAAAACTAGAAGAAATGACCAAGAAATAACAATTTGCTACTCAAACAAGTGTGCTGGTTTTTCATGGTAATCTCAAAACAGTCAAACTCGCCGATTCCTTGGTATTGTTCCATTGGTTTGACTAAATAAGTTATATTGGAGATTTATATGACAAACAGAACAGTTCAAATTATTGGTTATGGATTTGGTGCTACGCCAGCAAGTGTAACGGCTACATTTAATGGCACCCAGGTTTTTTCTGGCAACGTACCTACAGTAGATATATCCACTACTACTGATCCTGCTATTCAGAATAACAACACAGTGTTGTTTACGTTTGAAATCCCAATGGATTTTGCTGGTAACATTCCTATGTCGGTAACAGTAGAAAATTCACCAGTGAGTTTTTCTCAAATACAAGCTAATTACTGCAATGTAGCCAATGTTCCACCGGCGGGCAATACTATAACCTATGAAAGTTCTGGGCCCACTGGTTTTTTCTGCACAGGCCGCCCAAAAGCAATAAACAGCGATTTCATACTTGATGCTAGATCAAACGTGATTATAGATGGAACTGATGTCACACCATCAGTAACAACAAGAGAATCTTTATCAAAATTTGGAGCCTGGGGTTACGCAGTGGATCCAAATTCTACTATGTCCTGCGATGTGGAAGTTGTGGCTGGCTTAGAATAATAGAGTACCAAACACTCGTCTAAAACCCTACTTTAAGTAGGGTTTTTTATGGTTGACTCAAAATAGCAAATACCGTATAATAGTATTATTAACAATATAGTTAAGGAGCTAAAAGATGTCAACAATTTTAATCAAAAGCGGTACCTATCGTAATCAACCTGTAGCAGGAATGGTCTTTGAATTGGTCAAGGGCTTTCAAACCGGAGCCAAAGGAGGCTATGTGACTGTGAAATCTGCGGGCTATTTTGGTCCGGACTTACCAGAAGTAGTTCGTATCAATATAGACTCAATAGAGGATGTAGAGTTTGTGTCAGGCGAACCTGCGGCAGTGATCCATTCCAAGGTACATGTTCACAATGCTGTACCGGTAGAAACTGACGAAGAAGTTATGGCTCGTATTGGCGAACGCTTTGATATTCTTGATCAAATGACCAAGGCCACCATAGCCGGTGATGTGCGAGCTATGATTGTGGTTGGCCCTCCTGGTGTAGGCAAATCGTTTGGTGTAGAAAAACAGCTGGAACACTCGGGCCTGTTTGACAAGTTGAGTGGTCGTAGAGTCAAGTATGAAGTGATCAAAGGTGCCATGACTCCGATTGGTTTATACTGCACTCTATACAAACATTCGGACAAGAACAATGTAATTGTGTTTGACGACTGTGACTCGGTGTTCCAAGATGACTTGTCATTGAACATTCTTAAGGCAGCACTTGACTCTGGTAAGAAGCGTCGAATCTACTGGAATAGTGATAGTGCTATGTTGCGTCGTGAAGGCGTTCCAGATATGTTTGACTTCAAAGGTTCTTGTATCTTTATTACCAACCTGCAGTTTCAAAACCTTAAGAGCAAGAAGTTGCAAGACCACTTAGAAGCCTTACAGAGTCGTTGCCACTTTATTGACTTGACTCTTAATACCCTACGTGATCGTTTCTTGCGTATCAAGCAGATTTATCTTAAAGGTGAACTGTTTGCTGACTATGACTTTACGCAGGAACAAGGTGATGAGGTTATTGCGTTTATGGAAACCAACCAGAATCGCCTGCGTGAGATCAGCCTGCGTATGGCACTCAAGATCGCAGACCTGACCAAGGTGTCGGCTGACAATTGGAAGGCCTTGGCTGCTACGACCTGTATGAAAAATAGTTAATCGGGTGCCAAACCGGATTAAGTAATTGGTAGCTCCTGGGTAGTGCAAACTACCCATTTTACGCAGGCCTTTCGGGGCCTGTTTTTTTGACTTTGCTCAACTAAGTATGTTACACTATCCATATGCGAACAGCTAGAATTGTAATCCGTGATGAAGTAAACATCAAAATTGAAGGCCTTGAGCTGGATGCCCGTAGAGCTTTGGTCACGGCGTTTAAATATGATGTTCCGGGTGCCCGTTATCTTCCAGCGGTTCGTCTTGGACGCTGGAAGA